AAATGTTCAATAAAGTGATTGACACCAATAGTAATATGCAAGAAGGAAGAATGAAAGATATCGCAATAGACCTTAAAACTAAGGACGAAGGCGGTTTAGATCCAGAGGAGTTTCAAAGAAAGTACAATAAATCTAAAGCAGAAATGAGAAAAGATTTAGGTGCTACTGAAGGCTTTAAGTTAACATTTAAAGACTTTATGAAAGAAGAAGCAGACGAGTGGGGAATCTTCCCATCACAAATTGCAGAAGCAGAACATCAAGGTAAGAAAGTTACTTTGAACAAACCTGTTAGAGGTGGTTCTAAAAAGTTTTATGTTTACACAAAAGGACCTAACGACAATATAGTAAAAGTATCATTTGGTGATCCTAATATGGAAATCAAAGCAGATAATCCTGCAAGAAGAAAGAGCTTCAGAGCAAGACATAACTGTGATAATCCAGGACCTAAATGGAAAGCAAGATATTGGAGTTGCAAAAAATGGTAACAAGATATAGAAGTGGTTGGGATTACGAATCTCTAAACGAGTTTACAACTGTTTACGTTGTTAGATGGAGAGGTAAAGATGGCAAAAGATATGCGTCACCTTTTAAAACAAAAGACTCTGCTGACAACAAAGCAAAAGAATACAGATCACAAGGTAACAAAGAAGTAACTGTTACACAAGATACTTTAAGAGGTAACATCAAGTTTAAATCTGACAACAGTCCTGATATAAAAGGAATGCAGAAAGAAGATGTGGGTGATTATTTAAGAAGTAAAATGAACCCTACACAAATTGCAAATATTAAAAAAGTATGGCAAGGTAAGAAAGCTTCAGACGTTACACCCGCTGTAAAGGCTATGATTAAAAGATTAGACATACCTACACAGTTGGCAATCAGACAAGCAAACGTACCTCATCTTTCAAAATTAATTGAGGATGCTTCTAAAGACGCTGAGAACATGGCAAAATTAAGAACACGTCAAATGGCGTTACAAACTAAACTTAAAGATTTAGATCCAGGTGAGTCTAAAGACAAGACACCTATGGCTATAGCTAAAAATGATATAGAGACCATACAAATGAAAATGGATCAGTTAAGAAGTAAAATGAAAAAAGAACAAGTACACCCAGCAAAATCTCTTATTGAAGCGATTACTGCTGTAAAAAACAAAGCAGAAAAAACAGGTATGCCTTATTCTATCTTAAAGAAAGTTTACGATAGAGGAATGGCTGCATGGAAAGGTGGTCATAGACCAGGTACTACACCACAACAATGGGCTATGGCAAGAGTTAACAGTTTCGTAACTAAATCATCTGGTACTTGGGGTAAAGCAGATAAAGATTTAGCAGCGAAAGTAAGGAGCAAAAAGTAATGAACAAAAAATATTTTGATACAAAAAAAGATAGCTTAGAGGATAAAATTAATACAATTGCTTCTGAAAAAGTTGCCTTTTCAAAACCAGTATCAGACGTAAAATTATCAGTAGAAAAAAAATACTTTGAAAGTAAACAAGGATCACTAGAAGAAATCGCAAGTAAAGTTGTAAGTGAAAGTTTTATAAAAGAAAACACTTATGCTTTTGATTACAATTTTGAATTATATATGCCATCAACTTCACAAAGAGGTGATGGTGACGCTATTAAAGAGTACGAGGGCACAATAAAAGCAAGTGGTAAAGACGCTGCTGAGGCAAAACCTAAGGCAGAAAAAGAACTACAAAAAAGAATTGACGCTGCTGAAAAAGCAACTAGAGGTACTTTAGAAGGTGAAAATTTAGGATCAGGAAGAGCTGTAAGTGAAGGAATGGATCCAGTTAACAAAGACGCAGTTAAGAAAAAGTTTGACGATAGAAAAGATAAAGACATTGACAACGATGGCGATACAGATTCATCTGATAAGTTTTTACATAAGAGAAGAAAAGCAATATCTAAAGCAATGAAAGAAAATCCTGCGGCAATGGCATTAGGAAGAACAGCGGCAGCGGCTGCTGGTACAGCTGTAGGTAATAAAATCGGCGACAAGATTACTAGTTCTAAAAAACATAAAGAAGTAGATGAAGCGTGTTGGGATTCTCATAAACAAGTTGGTACTAAAATGAAAGGTGGCAAACAAGTCCCTAACTGTGTACCAAAAAATGAAGCAGTAAATCAGGACGATCATGGTGAGAAAACAAACCAAGATAAAAAAGACGCTGCTATGAAGAAGACAGATCAAAAGAAACCATTTAACAAGTTAAGACAAGAAACTAAACTAGTTAGACTTGGAAACAATGGCAAAACAGACACAGGTCAAAAGGCTGCAGTTATAGACCTTGAGCCATCAGCAAGACCTATCTAGTTGCGACATTTTGTCAATTGACAAAAGCACTATTATATGATAGTATAATAGTATAAGGAAACACTATGAGTAAACCTATCATATATTGCGACATGGATGGAGTGCTTGCAGACTTTAAAACAGGCGCTCAGAAAACTACAGGTATGTCAATCAACAAATGGATGAATATACCATCAAGTAGAGAGAAGTGGTCGCATATCAAAAAGAAAAAAGACTTTTGGTCAACACTACCTTGGATGCCTGGTGGCAGACAACTATGGTCTTACATATCAAAATTTGATCCACATATATTATCAGCATACGTAGAAGAGTCTTATGACCCTAACTGTATACCTGGTAAGACTAAATGGTTAAGTAAAAATGCAGGTATATCTAACAGATCAAAGATAAACCTTGTTAGAAGAAAAGAAAAGAAACTCTTTGCTAAAAAAGGCAATCCGTCTATTCTTATTGACGATTACGAGAAGAACGTAAAAGAGTTTATCAATGCTGGTGGTACTGGCATACATCACACAAACACATCAAAAACTATCGCCCAACTCAAAAGACTAGGCTTTTAATCTTATAAATAGTATTAGTTATATAACAATAATTAATTAATTATTTAAAAAGAATGGGACACACTTGTCCTAACAAGGAGAAAACATATGAGCTCATGGAGTATGAATGACGGTTCTGCGCTGACAGGCACTATGACTTTCACTAGTGGAAATGCTTCTGTTACTGGTTCTGGGACAAACTTTGATCCCCAAGTAAAAATCGGTGACGTTATTATTTCTGCAGGTGGAGTTAGAAGTAGAGTAAAAGCTGTTGCGTCTGATACTGCACTAACACTAACTGAAAATTTTAGTGGATCAACAGAATCTGGTGTTGCGGCTACAGTCACAAGACCACCAATTAATTTTCAAGGATCAAACCCTCACATAGATTCAGATGTCTATGGTGTTACTGCTGGTGAAGCAGTAGCTGCGGTTGACAATATCACATCACTACAAACTGGTAGTGTAACACTAGGAACAGTAACATCTATCGGTGGTAACACTTATAGAGGTTCTGCACCAACAGTAACAATTCCAGCACCAACAGTAAGAACTATTGCAACAGCAAAAGTTACTACTGGAACTAACTCAATTGAGATCACTGGTCACAATATAAGAACTGGAACTGAAGTTAAATACCAAGACGGTAGTGGTACTGCTCTTGCTGGTTTAGCTGACAACACATCTTACTTTGTAATTAGATCGGATGCAAACAATATTAAACTTGCTACTAACCTTTCAAATGCGAATGCTGGTACAGCAATCAACTTGACAGGTACAGGTAACAATGCACAAACACTTGAAGGTATCCAAGCAACTGCAACTGCAGCCATCTCTGGTGGTAAAGTTACAGGTTACACAATTACTAACGTAGGTTCTGACTATCAATCTGCACCAGCTGTAACAGTTGCTGCTCCTACTGGTTCTGGAAGTTTAGACTTAACAGATACTTCAGTATTGATTGTGGCAGATGATGAGATTGTTATCCCATCAGCAATGTACGCTGTAATTGCAACTGGAGAACCAGTTACATACGCACAAGGTAGTGGTGGTGCTCAGGCAAACCTTACTAACGGAACTGTATATTACTTAATCAAATCTGGAACAGCAAACAAAATTAGTCTTGCAACTTCACATGCTAACGCATTAGCAGGAACTAAAATTGATTTAACTGCTGTTGCAACTGGTGGTACAGCACATACACTTACTGGTGCAACTGCTGTTGCTACTGCAAGTCTTGGTTTAGGTAATGTTGCAGCTAACAATAGTACAGAAATCGCTCACGTAGGTTGGGTTAAGAAAACTGTAGGTACAGGTGGTCGTGCAGGTAGAGTACAATACGAAACTCTAGTTGCCGCTTCAACTATATCTGGTGACGGTGAAGATTTATCTACACCTGACAGTTAATAAATTAAATGTATAAGGGCGCTCAAAGTGCCCTTATATATACTATATGAACAAATTGATCTAGGCAATTACCTAGAGTAGCATCCCCGAAAGGGTTAACAGGAGAGAAAAATGGCAGACAAGAAAATAACGGCATTGACCGATTTAGGTGACTCGTTGGCTACGGCTGACTTGTTCCACGTAGTGGATGACCCAGCAGGGACACCAATCAATAAAAAAATATCAGCAGAGAATGTGTTTAACAATATACCTTCATGGTTAGGTTTAGCACAAACTTCACAAGCAATAACTGCTGACGCTTCATCACAGGTTGCAAACGTAACAACTGCTGTGACTGAAATAAACGCAACAGCAGCGACTGGTGCTATTTCATTAGCAGATGGTTCTGATGGACAATTAAAGATTTTTATCAATACATCAACATCAGGAACTAATAATGTTGTAGTTACACCTACTAACTTACGTGGTGGTACTACTATCACTTTGAATGCTCAAGGTGAAACAGTTGTATGTATATTTAAAAATTCAAACTGGAATGTAATCGGCGGACACGGTTTCGTAGTTGCATAATATATTAGGAGAATATTATGGGAGTAACAACACAAACGTTAATGAAAGAGAAATTTGCTCTTCAAAAAACGTTTAATGAATTGAACAATAGAATAAAGACTATTGAAAAAGAGTTAACAGGAATGAAAGCAAATTTAAGTGCTGTTCATGGTGCCTTACAACAAGTTGAAAAACTTATACAATATGATGACAACTATGGTAAAAAAGAAGCAGATATAATTCATAGTAGAGAAAAAAAAGTGCCACCACTTGAATCAGGCCCAGTTGAAAGACCTTCTTTAGATATAAAGCCTAAAGAAGAACCACAACAATTGAATGAGGGTGATAAATGAAAGAAGATAGGGATAGCTTTATAGATGATCTTGCTGACAATACACC